AGCCGGTGTTTACAGTAATGTTATGCTTCAGTCTTTTATAGCTATAACAAGTATAGAAGTTTCACCTGGGATTTTTAGTACTAAGAGAGTCGGTAAACATATAAATATTCTCTTGTCTTTTAAAGATTTTCAAGATTAGTTTAAAAGGCTGTAGATTTAGAAGCTGAGTTTAAGGTAAAACAGGGAGATTGATATGCCAGATACTCCAGATCCAGATGTTGATGTTGGTAAAATAAATACTGATATAGGTGCTGAATCTTCTCCTAGACCTGTTATGACAAGGCGGCTGTCTACTTCTGGTCTAAATATCTGGGGTGGGCGGATACTTGAAGAATATTTACCAGAGCTGCGTGGTAAACAGGCTATTGCTGTCTATAATGAAATGCGTAAAGGCAATCCTGTTATTGGTGGTTTCTTACGTGCTATCGAGATGGCTTTCAGATCAGTTAAATGGGCTGATATTCCTTATGATGATAGTCCTGAAGCTGCATCAAGGGCTGCTCTTCAAACGTCAGTTCGTAACGATATGGAAATAACATGGGCTGATGGTATTGCAGATATGACAACAGTTCTTCCATTTGGTCATGCTCCGTTTGAGATGACATTTAAGATTCGTAATGGTCGTCCTGGTTCTAATTTTAATGATAATAAAGTCGGGCTAAAATCTCTAGATTTAGTTCCACAGGATACTATTGAGAGATGGGATACAGAGAATCCGCGTAGTTCTAATATTATAGCCTTAGTCCAGAAAGCACCACCTGGGTATGAAGATATTACTATCCCTATGGATAAAATAGTTAACTTCAGGCTAAGGCGTGAGAAAAATAATCCGGAGGGTGAATCAATCCTTAGACAAGCCTATCGCCCCTGGTTATTTATGAATAATCTTGAAGCCATCGAAGGTATTTCTCTTGAACGTACTGGTGCTGGGATTCCATTAATTGTTATACCTAAAGGCGGAACAACAATTAAGGACAAAGGATCTGATTCAGATGAACAAGCAGCAATTGATATTGTTAAATCAGTCAGGGTTGATGAACAAGGCGGAATCGTTCTTTGGGAAGGATGGGAGTTCAGACTTGCAAGGCCAGAAGGACGAGTCGATCCTGATTTATTTGATTTGGCTATTAAGCGCCATCGTGCTAATATGCTTATTTCTGTTCTTGCCGCGTTTTTGGAGTTCGGTACAGCACGAGTCGGCTCGTTTGCACTTGCAGAGCAGTCACGATCATTCTTCGAGTTAGCATTAGAAGGTTATCTAAATATCATAGAAGAAACATGGAACAGTAAAGTAGTACCGTTACTGTTTGAGTTAAACGGTGTTGTAGACGGTAAGTATCCAGTTATGACACATACTGCTGTCGGTAGCCCCCAGTTAGAATCACTTTCTAAGTATATTAAAGAATTAACAGAGAAAGGCTTTCTGGCACCATCGCCGATACTTAACCAGTATCTTAGAGATTTGGCTCGCTTTCCATCTGGTGCAACTGTTGCTGAACGCATGGCTGGTATTGCTACAAGTGCTGAGGCTGATGTGGATGCAGATACTCCTCAGCAAACTGCAGTTGCAGCACAGGCTACTAATGGTGCTTCTCCTGTGCAAAGTCCAGCACAGAACAAAAATGGTAACATTAATAGAAATCAGTCTTTAGAAGGTGATGAAGAGAGTAATCGTGAACTTATCAGGCGCATAGCACGTAAAGCAAGTGATTAGTATTAGTTGTATAAGAGGTAACTAACATGAATCTTATTCCAGCTCAGAATAAAGCTATTGTTGAACCTCTGCATCTTAGAAACTCTGCTATAATATTACCTGATAGATTACAGATATCAGAATTAATAGTTGCTAAGATAGTAAAGGGCAGTAATTTACCGTCTGAAATGCGTGTTTTGATACCTGCACGTGCTGGATTACCAATACGAGATAATAATACTGTATATCGACTTATAAACTCAGATGATATTCTGTGCTATTTAGAGTCAGAAGATGATTACTGATACTGATACTAGAAGTACTGATATTAATTGGCAACAGATTCTTAAAGATATTAAAAAAGAGGCTGATACTCTTTCTATTATACAGCCTGACAGTGTTGATGACTTTATTCAGAATGCAGCTATCGCTTATATTAAAAGAGGGTGTCCTGTAATTTGGAATCCGCGAGTTTACTGGCGTAAAATTCTGAGAAATATAGCTATTAATGAGTGGAGACATTATAGCAGTCATGTTGTCTTTGTAGATAACCCTATATATATAGAAGGATCATACTCTAGTGATGTCAATGTAGAACAGTCAGTATGTACCAGAGAGATATTTCAGTATCCAGAAGCCCAGCAGTTACTCCAAATGTATTTTAAAAACGGTGATAATCATATACCTGTATCAATATTAGGAGAACGAAGAAATCATTCTATACTTACACCAGTACCAGCCAGAAAACGTGTTCAGAATTTCAGGCTCCGAAATAGACTTCGTAAACACTTACTAGCTAAACTAGCTTAAACTGGAGTAATAAAGTGAAGACAGAAGGTAATCTACGCATGACTGGTACTCTTACAGCTAAACATATTAAGGCTAATATAGCTCATAAAAGCAGAATATCTGCTCTAATAACTAGATTCAGAAACGCTATTCATGCTTTACAGGGCGCAGCTGTAATATATGCTACTCTATCAGCCAAGCATTATATATCATCTGAATCTCGGTGGATAGATTTAGGTATAATCTGTCGCAGAGTTGTTACAACTGAGTTTGTTAACTTTCTAGTAGATGAGCTTCAGGCTAACCAAACACGGTTTAATAGCTTCAAACATCATGGTTCTGGAACTAGCTCAGTAGCTGAAGCTGTAGGTGATACAGTACTTGGGGCTGAAACTCCAGAGACACGTGCTGTAGGTACTCAAGCCGAAGGCGCATCAGCTAACATTTATCGTTCTGTAGGTACAATTACTTATGCAGCAGCTCGTGCTATTGTTGAACATGGGCTATTTAGTGCAGCTTCAGTTCCAGATGAACTTCTAGATCGCAGCGTGTTTGCTGTTATCAATGTAGCTACTAATGATAAAATAGAATTTACATATGAATTAACTTGTACAGCAGGTGGTTAGAGGTTAGAGTGATTAGAGGTTAATATGAAACCAGTATTTAGACAGTTTCTGATAAATCATACTAGTAGCACTATTCATAAAAACACTGTTCGCCGATTACCTAAACAATGTCGTCCTAATAGCTCTGATACAGTTAGCTACAGTGATTTCTGGGAAAATATTACTGACTTTGTTAAAAATCTAGAATTTGGTCTCTGTGAAATATGTTTCCCAGATAGTTAGTAAATAGATTACCTTATCAGTAAAGTAATTATTTAGGTGAAACGATGGCGCTGAAGATCCCGAACGAGGCGGACGCGGGCAACGAGAAGCAGTCGCGCTTCGACCGCTGGGACTTCGAGATCGGCAACCTCGTTGACGGCGTAATCTCAGGCTGTGCCGTCACAGCACAGGGAACGCCGAATAACACTGTCGCTGTGGCTAGTGGGACGGTGCAGATCGGCAACGCCAAGGTAACGGTCGGCAGCGGCAACGTCACGATTACAGCAGCCGATGTAACGAACGACCGCTTTGACTTCATCGTCGTCAACAACGCCGGCGTGAAGTCGGCGACGGCCGGAATAGCAGCGGTGAATCCGGTATTCCCTGATCCGCCAGCAAACAGTGTTGTCTTGGCTGCCGTGTTCGTTCCCGCGAATGAGAGTCCAGTGATCGTTGTCGCTGGTGACATTGTCGATAAGAGGTCGTTCCTGCGCTTACAGGAACACGGTCACACGGGCGCTGGCGACGGTGGCCAGCTCAGGGTTTCCAAGTCCTACATCTTCGAGTACCCCACTACCGATCTGGCGCTGGACGATTTCATTCCCCAGAACTCGATTCGCGTTCCGATAGCTGGAAAGCACGGGGCAATCGTGCTCGGAACAGCCTATGCCCGCTGTGAGGTAATCGGGAGTGGAACTAACACCATCTTGATTGAAACCTCTACGACGCTCACGGGGGCGCGAACGACACGCGGCACGATTAACCTGGGCGTGGCGCGGGAGGCAGACACGGGCGCTATGGCCTTTACCGTCAGCGATGGGATGTACCTATGGGTTAGATGCTCGGCAGTCGGAGCCACAGCGCCTCAGAAGGTCACCGTTCAGATCGACGCTGAGGAGTCCGTCTACTAATGAGGCAGGTACATCTCAGCGAGAATCTGGACGGGCAGACGCTCGACGCCACGGTCATTGACGCCCGCGAGAGTCTGTTCTCCGGCTGCTCACTGGTGGGCACGGTATTCCTCGGCGACTGGCGCGGCAGTGACTACCTCAGCTGCACGGGCGCTGCCGATTGGACGCAGGCGCAGACCTATGGCTCGTACTGGCGCGGCTGCACGTTGACGGGGGCACTCTTCCCGTCGGACATCGGCTCCCTACACCACGAGCCCGTCGCCGAGGTCATCCGGCAGCGAGCAGCGCTCGCCCTCAGCACGGTGCGTCCGGCGGTGCTGGCCGTCTCCAGCTTCGTTCTGTCTGACTACATCGCCGCTTCCTGGGACACCTCGAAGTCGAAGTGGTGGGACGGCAAGACAGCGACCTTCCGTAATCGGGCGCTCTCAGGGTTCCGCACCATCTTCGCACCCTATCCCCAACTCGCGCAGCGCTTCGAGGAATTGGTGACGGCACTCCAGACGGGGGGCAGTCTCTACACCGGCAACCGCCCGCTCTCGCAGGCTCTTGGCTGGCCGGACGGCCCCTTGGTCTTGTTCGACGCAATGGCGCTTCCTGTCCTGCCTGACCCCAGCCGTTACGCCCTTGCCCGCTGGCTGGAAGCGCAGGCCGACCTCCAGAACCCGGCCGTTGCGCATCATGCCTTCGTCTGGAGCGCCTTCCCGCCCGATATAAGTCCTGTTCCTGACCCTGACTACTGGTGGCGGGTAGCACCCAGAACGGGCTACTAGATGGCTCACAAGATTCTGTGGGTTGGTAGCTGGGAAGGCGGACAGCTACAGAACGGCGGACTAGAGAGCTTCAACCAGCAAGACCTGTACCTGATCGTCGCCGCGACGAACGCCTACAAC